CGAGGCTTTAAAACCTCAATAAAAGATAAGGAAATGTTAAGATTTATTATGACACTTTTAGTGACTTTTAGATCATTAACAACCGCACCTAAGTTGGACATCTCAACTATTATTGCTCCTAGTAAATCGAATAATCAGATTTCTGATTACGAGATCGAAAGGGCTTTAATAAATTTGAGAGCCCGCGCTAACTTGGATATTGTGTGGTCTGATTATCATATGACTACAAAAACTGGACCAATAGGTCAAGCGCTCACGGCTTCAGTGACTGAATTAGGCTTCTTGCCCCAACAACTAATAGATAATATTATTCTATTAGGGGGTAAGGAGCTGAATCAGCGTCTGGAGTACCTTAAAGCGCCTAAACTTAACGGTCTCAGTCTAGTGGAAATATGGAAAAAGCAACACAAAGCGAAAAAGGAATCTTTTAGAAAGCTTTCTTACTTTAGCGACAAAGAAGGTAAAACTAGAGTTATTGCCATTCTTGACTATTGGTCTCAATCTGTACTAAGACCTTATCATAAGTACCTTAATGGTATTTTACGTAAGATCCCAGCAGATAAGACTTTTAGACAGAATGACTTCTCTAAGATTTTATCTTTCTCTGGACCATACTATAGTCTTGATCTAACTGCCGCAACTGATAGAATGCCCTTATCTTTACAGACAAGAGTATTCGAAAAGTTGTTCGGCAGCGAAAAAGCTAAGGCGTGGTCGTCTGTTCTGGTCGACTGGGAGTATAACTCAAAGGAAGCCAGTGGTATAAAATATGCCGCTGGTCAACCGATGGGTGCATATTCATCGTGGCCCATGATGGCTCTGACGCATCACATCATTGTTCAAGTGGCAGCTCAGAGAAGTGGTATTAACTACCGCTTTTCTAAGTACTGTTTACTTGGTGATGATATAGTGATTGCAGACCGAGCCGTTGCCGAGATCTACAAAGGTCTGTGCAAAGACCTTGATATGCCACTTAGTGAAGCTAAAACTCATGTGTCGGAAGACACTTTCGAGTTCGCTAAACGGTGGTTCCATCAAGGATCTGAGATTACAGGTTTCTCTGTAGGTGGGTTGGAAAGTGTAGGTAATAGCTATTCGCTACTACATAACTACCTTTCTACGCAAATTGGACACGGTTGGTTAGTCTCAGATGGGCAATACCCGGAACTAGTCTTAGCCATATACAAATATCTAGGAAAACCGCAGCAAGCTGCGAGATTACTAAAATTGTATATGGTCTTTGAAGGGGTGACGAAAGTCATTAATATCGGTTCTCCCGAGACCTTCGAGCTTTTGGCTCTTAGGCTGAAGGAATACTTCGGTATTAGCATACAAGCTTCAGGAGAGTTAAATCAACTCCCTGAGTCTAAAAAGGTTTTTGCCTTATTTAAACTTGCTTATACGGCCCTCTTAAAGAAAGACATGGACAGCTTTAAGGATCAGGGTTATTCGTTATCCAAACGGATAAACTCTAGATTCCTACGGAGCTTTCCAGGGTGGTCTGTTCAAGACTACAGACAGGCTCTAAATGGTAAGGGCGTCTCTGAAGAGGTACTTTCAACAAAGACCTCCGAGTCATCAATTCCTGTTCCATTATTACGGGTAGTTAATTCATTAACTCTCGATTTAATAGCAGCGATGCGACAACAAGGGGTCGGTGTTTGGGTACGTACTCAATCACAT